TTATATCAGTTAGATTCAGTTGATTCTCCATGATATTACCACATTCTTTATCACCGACTTCATTATTACAACGATATTTTGATTGAACTACTTCACCAACAGATTTAGCTCTGAGGTTAATAAAGTAATACTCAACATCAACAATTGGTAATTTATCAAAATCAACGTTTTCAGTCAAAGTACAATTATATAAAATATCTTTGATACTTTGTTGCATAGAATCAGAATCATTTGATTCCAAAGCCATAAACAAATTTCTTTGTTCTTTGACCAAAAATGGTCTATATTTGATCTTCTTTTTCGAAATAGGCAACTCAAGTTCATAAGTTGGTATATCAAGACGGGGAAGTGCCATTATAAATTCTCCTAATTATAAATAAGTGTGGATCGCCAGACTCTAACCTCCGCATCCACTCTAACAGTTTACAAGGAACTATCAGCTCATGTCTATTTATTCTATATATAAAGCAACTAATAAATTAACCGGCAAAATTTATATTGGATTTGATTCAAACTGGCCTAACCGTCAAAAAGACCATTTACACAAATATAAAACAATAAACACAAAACTATATCAATCTATACGAAAATATAGTTGGGAAAATTTTGATTGGGAAGTAATATATCAATCTAAAGATGGTAAACATTGTTTGGATATTATGGAACCTTATTTTATTAAAGAATATAAAAGTCTTAAAGAAGGATATAATATGACTATTGGTGGTGAAGGAGTAATGTCAGGAAGAAAACATTCGTTACAATCAAAACTTAAAATGTCAATATCTCATTTAGATAAAAAACCTTCAAATCAACATTCTATAAATCAAAAAAATAAACTAAATGAATATTATGATAAAAATGGTTCTAGGTTAGAGAAAAGTTGTCCTATATGCAAAAATGTTTTTAAAACGACTAAACATCAAAACCATTTAACTTGTAGCCGTTCGTGTGCTTCCACTTATAGAAATTTGAATAGAAATTAATAAGTACCTATAGATCAAATATTAGAGTTATCTTCACTATCTTTGTTATAATTATCCTTCTCCGTATGCGTTAGCATCGTTTACATTAATTGTTCCATCAGTATTATATGAAGCTAATGGTATGGATGGTGCAGATGGATTGTTTGTTGGACTAGAAAATAAACTTGATACTGATGCAGATGTAGAAGAAAATGCATTTGATATTACATTGTCTATCAAATCTTGAGCAAGACCTTGTATAGAATTATTTTTCCAGTATGTATATGCAAAAGTTACCGATAATTTATGGTATGAATCATTACTCCAATCCAAATCTAATTGATTTATTGATATTGGATATGCATCAAACAATGCAACAGTATAAGTTAATTGATTATTTTGGTCATATTGATTAATAGACAATGTTGTTGCGTAATCAGTCTTATATCTAAAATTATTTGATAATGTAGGGTTCACAAAATTAATCCATGCATCAAAGAATATCTTTTCTTTCATGTCGCCACCGACAATAAAAGTCAAATCAGTATCGTTATATGTACTTAAATATGGATATTTTTCAATAGGACCATAAGTCTTTTGTTCTGTGGTTGCTACTGTACGACCAGGCAAATTACTAGCCTCACATCGATATTGTAAAGGTGCAGATGTTTTAATGTATTGAATCAAGCCGAGCGGAATAGGAATACTAACATCAAAACGATTTGGACGAGCTAAATCTTTTTGAAAACTACTAATAAAGTCGTTAATACTTCCGGCCATTATGGTTTCCTTATTTCTTGGACTGATTCTCGCCAAACTTTATCGGCTTTGGCTTTCTTAAACTGGTGGACTGGCAAGAATACCGCTGTTTCCCATTCCTCTGGTTGAACGGCAAGTATTCTGGACTTAATATGTGATGTTAAGTATCTCTTAATACATGGTTCAAACGCTTTAAAACGCTTGGTGGCGCTTAGGATATCATAAGTAATACGAATACGTACTGGGTCTCCATCCTCATCAAACCTACCATAAGCCAGGAGTTTATTCATAAATGCCACTCGGTATTTAATCGGTAAGTAATGTAGGTTTAATCCTAGGAAACCGTCATTGTATTTTTCTAACATCAGTACCAAAGGAAATTTATCGTAATATGGTAAATCGTTTTTGGTTTTAGGATCATAAAAGAAGAAAAACAAACCACCTTTAATAAATCTAGTGGTATTTCTAAATTCTTCTCTCTTTATTGTATTTGGTATACGTGAAGTATTCTTCAAATTGGCCATTTTTGTCACAAACCATTTGACCGACTCACGACTAAGCATCTCCATTTTGAGACCGCTTCTTTCTTCCGCAATTGTTTTTAGTTTTGATGCCATGAGTTATTTATGTTAGAGTCCAAGGTCATCTTCTGTGACTATCTTAAACTCCCATTTACGATCTTTACAGTATTCAATTGCTGCTTTCCATTTGGCTTCGTTGACACCCCATGTGGCCACTTCTGTTAAATACCTTTTGGTAATTCTTTTTTGTTGTTCTGGTGGTTTAGTTTGTTTCTTAGGTTTGACCTCAATCAATAGTGTTTTAGTTGGTGTCTTAACTAAAAAATCTGGAAAGTATCTATGCCATTTACCATCAACTGGTGATTTATATGGAACAATAAGTTCTTCTGAAGCCCAAGATACAATATTGTCGTTTCGATCAAGCCAATCCATCACCTTGCACTCCCAACTAGAGCGGTATATAATGTTTTTATGGTCACCCACATATTTCCCTGGGTTTTTGGGAGTAAATCGTCCTGAATATGCCATAAATGCCATAAAAAAGTATAAATAGGTGTGAGTCACGAGGTTGCAGCCTCTACTCACTCTAACATTGGAAAGGAATGTCAGCATGGATATATATTCGCTAAAATTTTATGTGTATGCCTATTTGAGAAAAAATGGTACACCATATTATATAGGTAAAGGCCAAGGTAATAGAGCTTGGGGAGTACACCATTTTAAAATACCAAAAAATAAATCAAGAATTGTTATATTAGAATCAAATCTGACCGAAATAGGTGCATTTGCTTTGGAACGTAGGATGATTCGTTGGCATGGAAGAAAAAATAACAATACTGGTATATTGTATAATAGAACCGATGGTGGAGAAGGATCTTCTGGATATAGGTTTACAAATGAACAGAAAAAAAGATTAAAAGGACCAATAAAATCCTACACAGTAATGAATCCAAAAGGCGAAAAATTTAATATACTCAATTTGAATAAATTTTGTAGAGAAAACAATTTAGACCAGTCTTGTATGACCTCTGTAGCCCGAGGAAAAAGAAAACACCATAAACAATACCAATGTTGGTATTCAGCCTAAATATCACATATACATTTTTAAAAGAACTAAATGGCTATTATTTCAATTCCAACCTCAATTGCTGGTGTATCTGTACCGGGGTTTTCATTAAATGCACCTAATGGACCTTTATCGGCACTATACAGTAATAATTTTGGCACAAATATTCTTCAATATCCAAGAGATTTAAATACTACTCCTAAAGGCCATGTGGTTCAATTTACGATATATGATGTTAGGCCGGCCGATATATCTGCTATAGCAACACAACTAGATAATCAGGTATCTAAAGGAATAGCAGCCGTCCAAAATGTAGCTAATAATCCAGGAAATGCAGTTGCGGCAGTAGGATCTTCTCTTGGTAATTTTATTACTAATATTGGTCCAGCAATTTCTAACGGTATTGATGCAGGTGAAAATTTCTCATTTGCAAATTCTTTAGCATCTATACAAAATAATTTAAGTAATGTTGATGTTAATTTTCAGCCACCAGCAGATATATTTAATACAAGTATATCACTTTATATGCCAGAAACTGTTAATTTTTCATATGATGCATCGTATAATAGTAATTCAACCGTAGTTGGAGCCGTTGGAGCTGCTTTACCGTTAGTTGGTGCTATAGCTAGTTTTTTACAAAACAATGAAGCTGCTAAAGCAGCTTTATACAAAAATGGTTTTGTTTTTAATCCTCAACAACAAGTAATGTTTGAAGGCATTAATTTCAGAGAATATCAAATGGATTTTGTTTTCACTCCATATTCGGCACAAGAAGCAACAACTGTAAACAATATTATAAAAGCTTTTAGAAGAGCAGCTTCACCAACAAAAATTACGCAAGCCGCTGGTTTATTTTTTAATCCCCCATCGGTTGTTGATGTTGAGTTTACTTTTAATGGGCAACCAAATAATAATCTTAATAAGATAAAAAGAAGTGTATTGAAAAATGTAACCGTAGATTACGCACCTAATGGTTGGTCTGCATACACAGATGGTCAACCAGTTCAAACAAAAAT